CTAGTTTAATTTGACATAATAAAAAAGACCTTTTAATGTCTTATCCAGGACAAGTGTATATTAAAAACACCTAACAAGTTGTTAAGTGTTTAATAATTAGTATGTTCTATTGTAATAATCTTTTGGTGTGTAAACAGCTTTGTTACTTTGGATAGCTTTATCTATAATTTCCTTAATCTTCTTATATGATTTTTCAGTAACTGGACTGTCAATATATTCAAACATAGGAAAATCTTCCTCAAAATGTTTTTCGTATTCTTCTATCTTGGAATTAATTTTCTTCATTGCTTCTATATCTTCAACATTAATCATTCTTCTCAACTCCTTTGATAATATCATCTACGATGTTTTCATATACTTTTAATGCGTTAGGGAATACTTTTTCGAATATTTCTTTATGTTTAGGAGATACCAGTGTTTCTTGAGCATGTGCAAAAAACTCTGTTTCAGCTGATCCTGGTGTTGTCCAGTATTTTTTACCATGTCCAGCCCCAAATGGAAATTCCCCAAACCAGCCTGTACTTTCAAACATATCTGAAATAGCGTTTAGGTGGGAAAGCTCTCCTTTCTCCATACTTTCTTTTGCTATCGCTTTAAATTCCCCCAATACTTTTGAAACATTTTTTTCTATTTTAGAGCTTAGATCCCAGTAATCCTTATCCCATTTTGCTTTTTCAGTTTTACTTCTTGGCCTTTTACCTAAGCTATTCAGCGTTGGTAAATCCCCATTTACAAAAGTCCATATATCTTTATTAATAGCTTCTCTCAATTTATATTTAGGCAGCCCTGAAGCGTGTGTAATTCTTTGTTCTTCTTCGTACGTCATCCCATATAACCTACGTTTAACAAATACACCGTTACCAACAGATGATTTACCTGTTAGAATTTCTATACCTAAGCTGTCCATTGCGTGTCCGTTCTCATGGAATAACACCATCCCTTTAGGGGATTTATATCCACTTTTCAGACCTTCAAAATCCCCACTGCTTATTTGAACTGTTGAACCTAATGCATAAGCATGTGTATTTTTCAACGGTCTATAACTTATTTTTCCTGAAAGATGTTTAAACAGTTTTAATGCTCTGATATCATCAACTTGTTTTATAAAGTCTTTATAATCGTTGTAATATTTATCCCCGAACATTTGTCTTGCGTTATTATTTTCAATAGCTTTGTGGATATCTTTTATTAAGCTGTCTCTCTCTTCAAGTATACCACTTTCTTCTGCTTTATCCAAGCCTCTTTCTTTCCTATACTCAGCTATCTCTTTGTCTAGCTGTTCGCTGTCATAATAAGCTGCACTTGAACATTTGCAATAAGGATGCATAGGGTAGAAGTTAACTCCTACTTCTCTGTCTTTAATCTTGAAATGTTTCCCGTCTAACTGTTTACAAATATCGCAAGCAGTAGGTTCTGAAATATACAAATACTCGTCATATCCGGCTTGCTCAATTGCATCTAGCTGTACATCTCCTTGAACTCTAGAAGCTTCAGTAACAAGCAGCCTTTTAGCTTCATGCTTACTAACATTAAATTGACTTCTAAGCCTTCCTATCATGTCAGTTGGGTTAGCTCCTTGAATGATAGAACGCCTTAACATTGTGGCAATATTTCCCATCAGAGCTTCTTGATTAGTCCAAATGTTCTTGCTGAAGTTTCCGTACTTATAATCACTATTAACAATAGCTTTTACACCTTCTTTACTAAACCTAAGCTTAGTATCAAGTATTCCGGACTGTCTAGCGTACTCACTGTCAGCTAACTTCTCTAAATGCTTTTCTATAAGATCGCTGTTCTTAGTTGTCATGTCTGTTAAATGTAGATTCAACTCAGCTTTTAAAAGCTCCAGTCTGTTTATCCTCATTGTAGCATTGTAGAGTTTAAGCTGTGCATTAGCTTCAGGAGAAAAGTCTTTCTTCTTAACATACTCTTTAGCTTTCTTCTCAAATGCTTTTACATCATGCTCAGATACCCTTTTTAAAGCTTCTTCAATTGAGATACCTTGGCTCTTTGCATATCTCTCATAGAATACGTTTATTTGTTGTTCTATGTCTTCTAATGCTATGTTAAAGTTCTCTTCCATATTTGCTATGGTTACTTTTTCATCTTTAATTTGATTTAATTGGTTTGCTAACTCTCTTTTCTTCCAATAATTAAATGATCGTTTCTTCATCGATTAGCACCTCTTCGCCATCGTGTAAGTAGCTTTCTATATCTTCTTCACTCAGCCCTAAATCTTTTAAGAATTTTCTAGCTAATGCTTCACTATAATCTCCTGATTTGAATTTCTTAAGTATGCTTGATATTTTATACATCAATTTACCTTTGTCAAGGTCATAGCTATTATCTAAAGTAATTGTAGGAGTTTCTAGCAACTCTTGTTCATGTTTAGGGTCATCTACAATACCTGTTAATCTCATAGCTGTTTCATTTGTTACCATTCCTCCTAATGATTTAAATGCATTAATAGTTTCTTCTAATGCTTTAGGTAGGTTAGGGTTAAATGTAATCTTAAGCTTAGCAATGTTAAACTCTGTTAACTCTTTAACATAATCTCCAATGTTAGCTATAAGTTGGTATCTCCTTCTTAAGCTCTTTTCAAATAGTGATTGAGTGTCAACTCTTGCCTGCTCTAATCCGAACAGTTTATACTTCATTGCCTCCCCACTTTGAATCCCACTGAAATTAGTATCAGTTAAATCAGGTGTGTTTGTGTATTTGTGAATGTCGTTAACTATTCTTTTCTTGAATGCTTCTACTCCGTTAACATCGTACTGTTTATATAGGTACTTAGCATCCACTGTCCCCTCATTCCCGTTAACATCTACAGGAGGTTTTAGTTGTAACAGTCTAGCACGTCTCATTCTTCTCATATATTCAACCTGTTTATTACTATCTCCAACCACATCATCCGGAAATTCTACTTGACCAAATATAGCAAGTATTGCATCTGATGTATCTGTCATATAGTTAGCTGTATCTGATTGAACTGCATCATATGAATCTATCAAGGCTAGTTCACTTTCATAATCTCCCATTCCATCAGCTGTATTTAAATACTCAGTAATTGGAACATCTCTAAACACATGAGGCTCAATGCTTATCTCCTGATATGCTCCGTCTACCTCTTGCAGCTTAACAATTCTATCGTTTAAATAAAGCTCTACAAAATGCTGTTTGTTGTCAAATAATCCTGTTGAGTAATATCTAACACCTGCCAACAGATTATCTTCTAGAGTGTTATCATAAATCACAAATGTACTTAAAGGATCTAACCTTTTAACTTTTGTTAAGTCTGACATTGAGCGATAAACTAAATCATATGCTCTACCTACTTTAGATAAGTCTAATACTAACATTCTGTTTAAGTCGTGAAAGCTGTTAACCTTTGCTATCTCTCTAAGTACCTCATCTGTTGTGCTGTTGTCCTCTCCGTCATCGTATTCAACCTGAATAGGTTTACCTACTAAATAACCTTGCTTAAACACTGCAATGCTTTTACCAAAATTATGAATAATTCTAGTGTCAGCCATATCTTGCTCACTTCGTCTATCTTTAATTGATATTGTATGGTTATTACCTTCTGAATAGTCATACAGTTCTTGTATTCTCGGTTTTTGAACCGTGCTGTGATGTGATATAAACTCTCTTAAGACTTTATAGCCATCCAGTATTAACTCTTCTACATTATCAACTCTATATCTTAATCTTGATTCTCTGTGAAACCTGAATGTAAGATTTTTACTTTTTCCTGTGCTATCTACAAATGTTTCTGTATAAGCCATTTAATCACTCCTTCCCAAATCCAGCCATCAGTGTCTTATATTGACTGTCTTTTTTATTCTCTTGTCCTATTAGTTTGATATATGGTATATATCCATATTGACTTGCGTTTATTGTGTGGTCGTTCCTGTCTTCCGGTTCGTCCCTGTCTTCCTTCCAAGAGTATATATTTAACTCTCTGATATGCTCTTGGCAATTATCCACAACCAAGTATTTTAGGTTCTTCATCCAGCCGCTTGATGTGTTAATCCTGTTGATTATTGTTACACGTTTATCAGCGTTTAGAAATTCATATATCAATCCTTTTCTTGATTTATATTTTAGTAATTCCATCATTGTAGCCTGGTCAGCGTTATCTATATAAACTTTTCTACAAAAGCCCCATTTATCTTTACAGTAATCCAGGAACTTATGCAGCTTAACTGCTACATCTGATGGTGCTATCTTGCTGTTATTAAAATCTTTATTGTTGTAATTCTTCTCTTCCAGTATTACCAACTCTCCATTGCTAGTAATTCCTTGAAAGATAAATGATATTGTGTCCTCAGTCTTTTCAGAGTACGATGTATCAACACCACAAGAGTATCTGATGTATTGCTTTTTGCGTGCAACTTCTTCAGTAATTACGTTTAACTTCCTATCAAACATACTGAATACTAAACCTTCAGCACGTCCTCTTAACCCTTGAATTTTGTTCTTATAAAGCTTTGTGCCTACAGCAACTGTACTTTTAATCTTTTCTTTTTTCTCCTCAGATAATCCATAATTATGGTCAAAAGAAAAGAACCAGTATGTCCATTTAGGATGCTCCGGTTCAGTTAACATCTCTCGTATCTCTTGAGGTGTGTCATATTCATACTGTGGTAAAGCTCTGAACCTATTTATATATCTAGCATAAATAGGTAATGTAGGGTCATCAGGGTTCATTGTGCATATCCAATAATCACATCGCATGGTTGCTTCTTGCACAAAGTCCATATCAGCTGTGTTAATCTCGTCAATAAAACCGCAACCGAACTGTGAACCTAATGCTTTTTCCCACTTATCTTTTGATGAATATCCTAATATAAATATAATTCTTTCTCCATTAGGTGTATCATATTTAATGTGAGGGATCTTATATTTAGAATCTCCATTCCCTTTATAATCAACATACTCTCCAAACACATCTATAATTCCTAAGTCTGAGTTAATTATATTCTTTTCAGCATCCCCTACAGATTTAGCACTGATGAAGTGCAGCTTTTGTTTGCTCTTTGCTACTGCCAACATATATTTAACAATACCTACTGTAGTTTTACCTGCTGCTGTAGTTCCTTCTAATGCTTCTGCTTCAGCTTTATGTTTTAGAAACTTTTTATATTTAGGGGATAGAATGAAATCACTCATCTTTATCATCCTCTAACTGGAGTAAGATCCCAGCAAGTTTATTTTCGCTTTTAACATTTACATCAACTTTAGCTGTTGATAATCCGTATCTTTTAGCTAGTTCAACAGCAGCACTTTTTCTAGTTGCTATGTTTGGCCTAACTTCAATTATTTGTTGTACTCCATCTCCTAATCCTATTGCCATTGGTTCGGTTAGTTCCCCTCGCATTGCAGCTGTGAAGAATTCTAACACCTCTTGCTGGTCAGCTATTTTTTTAGAATTAAGTTCTGACAACCTTTCATCAAGGTAAGCTTTTACGCCCACATTTGCCAACAACTTATGGGCTTGTTTTCTTGAGTAATTAGCTGAATATCCTGCTTTTAAAGCTGACTGTTCAGCGTTCCCGCTAATGATGTACTCATCAGCAAATTTTTGTTGTTTCAAAGATAATTTTTTCAATTTTCCACCACCAGCCTTTCTTCTCAAAAATAAAAAGCACCTTTTACAGTGCTTTCTTACATATTATAATAAATAATAAGTTGGAGTATTTTATGAAAATTCTTACAATGTGTATTTAGCAAGTTGTTTAACGGGGGAATTTAATAACACTTTTTGCGTGTTCAACATCAATTTCTTTTTATAACCAGCAATTAAAAGAAATTTGTAATTTGTATTAACTAAAAATTTTAAAAGAGAAAAATATCAACCGTACCTTAACTCCTCCGTTAAACTCTCACATTACCATTATACCACTATACTACTTACTTTTGTTTATCTTTTCTTACTTTGTTTTATCTTTTCTTACTTTTTTTTACTTTTACTTACTTTTGGGGAAATTCTTAGGTAAATTGTCAATTTGAATTACTCGTAAAGCTTCAGAATGTTTCCTATTTCTCGTATTAGCTTCGATTCCCATTATTTGGTCTATTTCAATCCAATCTTTGCAATTAAAATACCTAAGTTGTAGTAAAAGCTTGTATTGGTAATCTTTTACACTGTCAATGCAGTTATAAATCTCTCTTTCTTTTTTAACCTGCTTAACTGTGTTGTCAAACAGCTCTCTTTCAAGCATATCCACTTCATGTATTAGATTTTCCCAACTGTATTTATTTCCACCTTTGATTTGCTCTTTCGCATAATCAATAGGTTTAATATTATTTTTCAAAAGATCTCTTTTTTCTCTTATTTTTTCTTCATTCGCTCTTATTATCTCTTTTATGTAAAATATTTGCGATAAATATCTTTTTTTGAGATTAGATAATCTTTCTTGTTTATCTTTCATATCTTCTACCTTTCTTTCTTTTTTCTATGTCGATCTTTTCCATCTCTAACGATTGAAACTATAAAACTTACTATCATTACAACCGCTATAATAAAACTTACTATATCTAGTGCATACAATATGTCGTATATTACAGTCTGCATTTTTAAATGTCCTTACTTTTCTACTTTATTCTTTTTGCTATTTTTTCTATTACATTCACTGTAACACTATTACCAGCTTGTTTGTATAACTGACTGTTACTATTTACTTCTTGTGCTTTATCAAACGCCCAATCTGGAAAACCTTGTAACC